TAACCTTCAGGTAACCTAAAAAGCTAGGAAATACAAGGGAAGTTACTTGGTTACCTAGGATACCTCTACTCTGAGAAATAAAAAAATATTTTTATCTTGGAGAATACATCTATAGGAACGGCTGTTTAAGAAAAAAATTTAGGGTCTTCACTAACAACTATAAGTGCTTTTTTTAATGCTTCTTTGCCGTCCGTCATAATGATTTCCCATTCATCAGGGGTGTAAGATCTATCAAAATTAGAATTGTAAAAGCGCACAGTCACGTCCCCACAGTGGAGACATTTATAAATTTTTCTTACTGGGCTCTCTGGAAGTTTTAGATACATAACGCTTTATCCTTTGTAACGGAAACAAAATAACGTTTTCGGGTAATTTTTCTTTGAAATAAATGGAGTCCATCAGCTTCATACTTTGAACTCTTTCATATTGATTGGTCCTGGCAGCAAGCATGGCGTCAAGTAAATCACGCTGCTTTAGAATCTCTTGGTCGCTCACTTAATTTTCTTACCCGCAGGTCCTTTAGTAGTTCCTGTTTTGTGCTTCAGTGCTTTCGAAACAGCTTTAATTTCCGCAATTAATGAAGTTGGATTAAGAAAATTCTTTCCAGTCATTCTCTTTTTTATATCTGCAATTTGCAGTTTTTTAGTCTTATTGCTCATTCAGCCTCCTTTTAGACGACCCTCGCATGAGCAAAACTCTTAGCGAGGGTTATCAAAGTGAACGAGGCGAATTATAGCCTATTCTGGGCTAAAAAGCAAATTAGTCGATATAAATTTTATATTTCTCAAGGGAATCGGTGGCTAAATGAAGTGGTCCGTGATACCATACGGGATTACCATGATCATCTATCCACACTTGATTATAAAATTTATCCTCTAGTTCTCCTTCACTTTTACACGTTTTACATTGAAGGATTGAATTTTCCGCTTCAAACTTATGTCGTGTAAAACCGTTACCTTTGCATATTGGGCAAATAATTTTCTTTGTTTTCATTTTATATCCTTAGTGTTCTTTCAGTATTTGCTACTACAAAATTTATTATGTAGCGTGGTCCGTTAGTCGGGTTAGAACTTGCATGTTTAATGTAACTATCAAACTCAATACAAGTGTTAGCAACTGGTTCTACTTTTCCTCCATTCTCAAACCAGGTGCAGCCATCACTATCATTAATGTAATAAATATAGCTAGTGAAACCACCAGGCGGTTGCCAGTCACTATTATCAACATCAACGTGATAAGGATGATGTTCTGGTGCATTGGGATATGGTTGAAGCAAATTACATTTAATTCTCCAATACTTCCCCTCTACATCACAGTTTTTTAAAATATCGTGTAAGTGAGGTATTTGCCAAAAATATTTATGATAAAAATGATGTGAGGTCCAAAGACTAGGTTCGTCTGACCAATCTTCTATGTGAGCACGTTCCATTAATGAGCGAACCATTTGTGGCGTATCAGTTTTGTCACTTGCGTCGTACGTTGCGTTATTATAACTCCATTGAAATCCATTACCTGTAATATACTTTACAAGTCTTTCATGTTCTTCTTTGGCTAAAACGTTACTATGTATTTTCATATCTCTTTCTAATAATTCTATTCAATCTTTCCCAATGATTCCTATCTTCTACTTCTTTCCAGGTCCGTGGGCTACGGAGCGCAATCTTTCCGATGCGCTCCTTTTCTTTTCGTAGTCGTTCCTCTAATGTGTTTCTCTTGCTTGCCATTCCTTTGTCTTTCTCTTTCTTTCATAATAGTGGCGCAACGCATTTAATTCATGCCAGTGATGTTCATTCTGCATACGTCTGCCAAATATCCATCCTATCCAAAAAATTAAAACAATTGCAATTATGTGCCATATAATCATGAAGCCTCCTTTGTTTCTTGATTATTCCATCGTGCCTGTTCTTCTTTGTCATTAAGATAACAAGTAGAACAAAGTTTTTTATCAGGATAATTATCCATTTCATGAAGAAACGGTGTTTCCTGGTGGCAACAAAAACAATTATACATTTGTAACATACTTTTGACTCTTGTGTACAATAGTATACATTTTTGTGTAGTAATCAGGATCGCTTAAAAAATCATAAATTCCAATGATAGTTCCTACTTCGTACTTTTTAAAGTGAGCTGCCCGTGTATCAATGTTATCAACGCCTTCAGGATCTGCAGAAAATCCTACACCTTCCGCTTTAATAAGTTTTAGTTTTTCTGTTCCTTTCTCGGAATCAGTAAATCTTTCCCAAACTATTCTTTGTATCACGCAGCCTTCATCTTTCTTTTCTTTGCTTCTTTTTCTACTAAATGTGTAATCTGCATACCAGCAGATCTATTTTCTTCATTGGCTATTTTTTTAAGTAACTTGTACGTTTCCATGCGTACAGCTACTGACTTAAATTTTAAAATATTCACGATCCTGTCCTTTCAAATGGTTCGTTGTGTATTGCGAGCTCTAGATCACCAAAATCAAAAGCAGGTTGGTCTGGATCGTGAGCCACGGTCGGTGTAAATTTACGCCCTGTGTTTTTAGCAAGCTCCATCCAGTCTTTAGCAGCGTTGCTGTAAAAATCGGCCATCGTGTGATCGCCTAATTGTTTTGCATTAGCTGCTTTAGAGTAACATTCCTTTGCACGTGTTAAACGCACACCAAGACGAAATCCTTCTTTAAATGTTGCCTCGTAATCTTTTTTTAATATCATGCTTTCTCCTTATTAAGGTGAGTAGGGGGATTCTTTGACTACCCCCAACCTTTTCCCGACAAATCAACCCTGTATGAGTTAACCAGTACTTTAGTACCACCCTTGGACCCTTCAAAGCATTCGCTTCATATCGTTCCTCAAGCGTGCCTTACTACCTTGTTACAGTTGTTCAGCCATACTCAGAGAATGTTGCACCATTCTCATTTAATTAAGCCTTTAATCTAATTTAGTGGGACTGTCAACTAAGAAATTCTTTTAACCACGAATTTTCTCTTAATAACTCTTTATACATCCAGGTACAGTATTCCTTGCTTAAATCCCATTCCATTGCCTCATTGTAGACACATTCTCTAATAAAAGTTTGATACGGCGAGTAATAACGCCAGATGCAAACGCTAATTATAATTGTGGCACAAATGAGAAGTAGTTTAAGCACCTGTTTGATTTAGGCCTTGAATGGGAAAAGCATTAAAAGGAAGACAGAAAGCTTCTGTCACCAATCCTTGCTTATAAGATTCAGGTTTACTTTCATATATCCTCATATAACCATCAAGTGCTATCATACATTTATCCTCCGTAGGGTAAACAGCAGCATTGTACTTAACTGATGGTTGATTAGGCATAGATAAAAACATAACTAATAACCAAACTTTAATCACCTGCGTCGCCCCAGCTTTCGCCGAGTTCGACATCTACTTTACTTGGCACTTCTAACTCAACACAATTTTCCATAATGTCTTTTATTTTATCCTTATCCGTGTCGTTAGCAACAGAAAAGTCAAGTTCATCATGTACTTGTATATGAGCTAAGTATCCTTCTTTATATAATTCAAGCATTGCTTTTTTTGTTTGGTCTGCAGCAGATCCTTGTATTAATCTATTTAATGCTTTGTATGTCCAGGCACGTTTAATCATACTTTCACCATATTCTCTTTGCGCTTCAGCAAGTGGTAAAGCTTTAGAGCCCCACTCGTTTGATGGTTCCCATAAATCAAAACGGCAACGTCTTCCTTCTAAAGTAAACAAGTAACCTTTTTTACTTGCTTTGTTCATTGTGTCATTCATTAATTGTTTAACAAAAGGTACACGTTCGTGATAACTGGTTAATAATTCTGTAGCGTCTTCTAAACTTACACCAAGCTGTGACATTAATTTACCTTTACCCATACCGTAAAACAAACCTAAGTTAATTGTCTTAGCTTGCTTACGAGGAATGTCCGCCATGTTTGCAACTAATTGATGGAAGTCTGTTGTATCATCTTCCTGATAAGCTTCTACAAATTGATTTGATCCTTGATAACTTTTCATACTAGCATAGTGAACGACGAGCCGTGGTTCTTGCTGCGAGTAATCAAAGATACCCCACTCGTGGTCTTTCTCAGGAATAAATATAGATCTGATAAGAGGACCTAAGATAGCATGACGTGCTGGAATCTGTTGTAAGTTTGGATTTGAATAACTAAAACGACCAGTGACGGTTCCGCCCTGGTCCGATCTCATTTGGTGGATTTCAGCATGAATCCTGCCTCTGTACGAGTGCTTGAGGATACTGTCAATAAATGTGGTTCTCGCTTTATTAATTTCACGGGCTTCCACAACCATCTGCGCCAAAGGAGAATCATGACTTGCCAAAAAGTTTTTATCAAATTTTGGTTGACCTGTTGGTGTACGATCATAAGGAATCTTGAGTGATTCAAATGCTTTCGCCACCGAAGCTGCAGCCCACACTTCCACATCCTTACCTGTGAGCTTTTTAATTGAACGTAAGATTTTATTCTCTTTAATTTGTAAATCATTTTTAATCCTCTCCGCTTTTTCTAAATTAACTCGAACACCTTTTTGTTTCATTTCAAATAAAACAGGAAATAAATCTGTTTCCAATTGAAAAATATTAACGAGATTTTGTGATGAAATTTCTCGTTGTAAATGATGCCACAAGCGTAGCGTAAGTGCTGCATCTTGTTCAGCGTATTCTCCTACATGTGAGGCGGGAAGCTTCCACATTTCACCTTTAGGATCAAGTCCCCACATTTTAGCTGCTTCATAGAGCTGGGTTTCCGATTTTGACTCTTTTAGATAATCCTTTCCTAATGAGTTTAGATCAAAACGAAACCTATTCTCGTCTACTAAAGGAGCAGCAATTAGAGTGTCTATTATTTTACCTTTGATGTCAATATCCATCGTCTTTAACCAGCCTACATCGTAAAAAGCATTGTGAAATATGTAATTAATATTTTGATAAGAACATTGTTTTTTAAGCCACCTGGTAACTAATTCTTTGTCCATATTGGGCGGTGTTTCGTGAGCGATGGGATAATAACCACACCACCCTTCAACTGCTACAGCAATCCCTACTACTTCACCGTGTTTACGAATATAACCAGGACCAGTTTCTTTTATACCTGGATCTCTTGTTTCTAAGTCAATGGCAATTTCTTCGTACTCTGATAAGTCAGGAAACGTATCTGGTTGTACCCATTCACTGGGCATACGATGTACTTTAGGAAACCAATTAGGTTGATTTTTCATCTATCTCTCCTGCAATGGCAGCGTAAGCAGCTAAATCAACATAGCTATCTCTTTTATGCGCATGTTTTAATCGTGCTATTTTAACGAGACCCATACATATCGCAACATCATGAGGTGTTATTTTTTTATCAAGATATGCACTCCATAACTTAGCAATATTTTCATGGTTCTTTAATTTATCTCCGTAGTCTTCTTGCCTATCACCAGCAACAAGTTCTTTGGCTTCTTTTAAAATGTCTTGGCAAATCATGCACAGCTCCTTTCATGAAAAAATATAGGTTCATATTCAAACTGTCCTTCCGTGCGATGAACAATATGTAATTCTTCTTTAGCTCTAGTGGCTCCTACATAAAAAACTCTTGCTTCGTCATCTCTGCCTTGTTGATTTTCAGTAGAAGATTTGTAAGGACCAAAAGATAAATCAGTAATCAACATTACCTTTTGTCTTTCCCCACCTTTACTTGCGTGTATTGTAGAAACTTCGATGCGTGGTGTATCATCTAACTTATTTCCTGAGCGCATGATAGAACGTAAATAATTAATTCTGTTTCTAAAACCTTTTGCATTGATCATATCATACCAGGCTATCTCTTTCACGCTTACTTCTTTTGTTTGCGATAACTTTATAGTCTCTCTTAACCCAAAATTATTAATTAGCATATCTAAATTATACATTTCTTCTGAGTTTCCTTTAAAAGTTCCATAATTTCTTTTTATTCTAGTGCTATCCATGTATTCATATAAAGTATGACAATAATCTCCAGAAATACTTTTTCCATTTTGTAATTTAGTCCAAGCTCTGATAGCTTCTATGTATTTAAAATTAATTACTGAATGACCATAACGTTTATATAACCACCCATACATCTCTAAAGATTCACAAACTTGCTTTACAATTTCATGAGTTCTACATAAAATTAACCACTCACCTTCTCTAATTCCTTTGTTTAAAGGTCTGATATTTAAGACTTTTCTTGTTCCTTCCTCATCTCTTGGAAAGTAATGTTTCTTTATTCTATTGTCAATAGACTGTGCCATTTTTGTGGCAAGAATGTGCACACTTTTAGGAATACGATAAGACTGTGTTAAAGGAATAATAGTATTAGTATCATCTTTAGCCATAGCTATAAAATGTTCAATGTCTGCACCAGCCCAACGAAAAATTGCTTGGTCATCATCACCAGCTACATAAGTTTCAAGAGGTTGTGCAATTTTCTGAATCATATCTACCACTCTCCATTGATGCACAGATAAATCTTGTGCTTCATCAATAAATAAATATTTTAATTTAGGTGGATTTTTTCTTTTTAAAAATTGTGTAAAGTAATCTACATACTCATATTTACTTCTATCTGTTTTAAATTTACGTAAATCTAAATCCATTTGTTCTATCAAGTTCCGTGCGCCGTAGTTGTTGAGTGTTGTGTCACGAAAAACTTTTGCTAAACGATCTTCATCGTCAGGAAATTTTGCGTAAGCTAAATTAATTAAGTCCTGATATTCACTTTTCGCTGTTGGCATAGAAATGTCAACACCATTTCCTTTTTTCATTTTATTAACATATTCATGTCCCGTGAGCCGTGAGAGTTCATTATAGTCATGTTCATCCATGATCTGTGATTGTTGAAGATGTAATCGTTTATAAGCGAGAGAATGTAATGTACAAAAATAAGGATACTCTTTTTTCAATTCATCTTTACTCATGTCACTTCCTTTAGCAACACGATCTCTAATTTCTTCTGCAGCTTTAACAGTAAAACTAAAATAACCAATCTCGGACGGTAAACAAATATTATTTTTTACTAGCTCATTTACCTTGTTTTTTAAAAAAGTTGTCTTACCTGTACCTGGAGGACCTATAACAATATGTCTATGCATTAGTATGCCTCCTCTTCACTAAAGTCTT